AAGGTCATTTTCTACCTTCTCGTCGTACATAGTAAAGCGAGCATTTAGACCAGTGAACTGGCTAGAATCTTGCACTGCTGCGCCTGCGGTCCAAATTGAACCAGAAGCCCAGTAACCAACTGAATCAGTTGAACCGGCAATATCTTTTGCTTGCTTGTGTACTTTTGAATACCCGTGACCAGCAAGGTCATACTGACCTCCGGTTGCGAGTGATCCCGATCGAACACCTGCACCAGTAGGGCTGTTATAAACAGAATCCTGGCTAGTGTATGTGGATGGGTTTGTTACGCCTGCTGTTGCAAATTGGTTAGCAGCTGTACCTGCATCGCCACCAGTGCTCGAACCGTATGTGTAGTCAAGATAGAAAAGAAGACCAGTCGGTAGGCTCATTGGCTGAACCGACACGATCTCATTTGCAATCAAGCCTGCGAATACACGCCGAACAATTGGAAAAGCGACATTGGTGAAACCTGCAATTTTACCACTTGAAGTCAGAGATGCACCGCCCATTGACAAAGCGTTAGTCTCCTTGAGAAGCTCGGAAGCTTGATTCTCAAGTAGACGGGCCATGCCGTCACGGTTCATTCCCTTAAGACCCTCAAGCAAACCAGTTTCCCGCCACTTCTTCATAAGTCGTGGTGAGTCTGCACCAAGCGATCGGCGTCTTGCGCCTTCGGTTAGTTGCTGTAGTGTAAAAGTTTTCATGTTTTTCTCCTCAAATATCTTTTTGTAAATATGTTTATTCTATTGTTTTCCATTAGTCTTTTTTGCTAAGCCCAGCAAGTAGTTGCCAGCGCTGCACAGTTTGACCATTGGAGTCGTCGCCTCTCCGACTCGTGTTTGATTCATTGAGGCTTGCGCTCCCTGGTTTGGTCATCTTTGAGGAAGAACCACCCAATTTACGGGATGCAGACGTATGCTCGTCGAGCTTACGTCGAATTTTTGTGTAAATAGCTTTTGTTTCAGCTATGGTTTTACCACGATCAAGATTCTCAACAATCTGGTTGAGAGCTTTTTTCGTTAGTATTTTTTCGGTAAGTGCTTTTTGAAGGAACTTACTGTATAGAACTGCTTTGGAAGTGAATAGGTTTGTTTCTGCGAGTTGCTCTTTTAGATTGCCAACAGATTTATTCTTCACGGCAAGCGCTCTTGAAACTTTCCTTAGTCGTCTTTCGAGAAGTTTAAGTTTTCTTTCAAGATGTCTCACCTTGCGTGATTCGGTCTTTACTTCTTCTTCATCGGTGAGAACAAGTTCTTCGTCGTCATCGTCATCGTCATCGTCATCGTCATCGTCATCGTCATCGTCATCGTCGTCAACAATTTCCAACTCTTCGTCTTCATCGTCTTCATCGTCTTCGAGGTCAACATCGAGATTTAGTTCAACATCTACATCGAGGTCATCAATGCCGAGTGCAGCCAATTCTTCTTCAACTTCTGGGGGTAGGTCGATCGAAAGGACAAGATCGCCATCTTCGTCGCTCAGACCCTCATTGTCGTCTTCTACTTCCATTTCGGGTTCCATTTCCATTTCATCCATTCCTTCTTTGAGTTTTTCATGTGAAGGATCATCGCCATCTTCTGGTTCTGCGTCCTCCCAAGATTCATCTTCATTGCCATCAGAGGCTTCTCTAAGCGCTTTCATTTTACGTTTAATATTTTCTTTTCTGATGGAGCGAACTGCCTCTGCGAGTTCAGCATCATCAACCTCAAATTCAGCAGCAGGGTCTTCGTCGGTGTCGCCGAACCCAGCGGCGCCAAGCGCAACCTCATCGTTTTGATCGGTGTCAGCATCAGCTGTGTTTTCATTCATTGATTTAACAACAAATTCATCCTGATCTTCTTCGTCAATAACAGGTTCGCCGTCATCCCAATGCATTTCCTCAACATCATCGCATTCCAGGTCTTCTGAAAGTTCGTCGTCCTTAAAGGACACTTTAATGTCTTCGGTGCCGCCAAGTTCTGGGTCTACGCCAGAAACATCAGCTGCATGCTGAGAATATTCGTCATCGGTTTTCAAACCGGATTCACCACTATGGACGGAATCTTGTGAAAGACTTTCATCCTCTTCGTAAAGTTTTGCTGCAAATTCTTTAAGAGTTGTCATATCTGTACCTTTATTTTGTTCTCTCACAGAGTAACTATTGTCTAAGCCGGCCTCTTTCAACTTTAAAAACAAAAATTCTAATTTATTTTCATTAAGCCTGGCTTGTTTACCATTAATTAATCCTTGATTATGCATGCTGTCCAAAGCTTCAAGTAGATCAAAAAGCCTTTGTTTAATAGAACTTTTTGAAATATCTGAAACACGCCTTGAAAAATATGCCCGATCAACTCGCTCAGTAATATTGCTGAGAACTCTGTTGTATTCTTTAAAGGTAACACCCTCAGTTGATACTGGAGGCATTACTTCTTCTACCGATTCTTCTTCTACTTCCACAGCTTGTTCGGGCTGGGCAGTAGCGTCTGGTTCGGCAGGTGGGGTTGTGTTATCAATTGGTTGAACAGGAGGGGGCTCTTGCTCACCTTGAACTTTTGGAGTAATGGTAGCTTGGTCATTCTCAGCGTCAACGAAAAGATCTTCAAAATCAACAACGATTTTTCCGTCTTCATCTGGCATTGATGCATTTACCAACTCTTCGCCCTCTGGCGCTGTAACTGGCGCAGCGGCTTGTTCGTCGTCTAGGCCAGCGTCTAAAGTTTGAGTCGTATCTAATGTGTCCGCAGGTTCGGTAACCGCCTGGGCGCCACCCATTCCTTGTGGATCAACACTTGGCTGTGGAGCAGGGGTAGTAACTTCACCCTGTTCTAAATCCTCATCTTCTTCTTGTTCGAAAAAGAAGTCAGAAGCGCCAGATGCTTCTTTGGTAATTGCTTTTTTGATATAAGGTGTAAGTTTTTCAATTATACGCTTTTTTGCATCTTCTTCTGCAATCTGTCGTAATTTCTCAGCATCTTTTACCGCTTCTGTATAAAGGTCTGTCATTTCTTTTCCTTGTTATGCACTTGGCTTGGAAGTACCAAGGCTTAGTGAACCAATCGTTTGTCTGCTTACATTTTCCACGGTGCTTGAAGGTGACGCAAGGCCATCTCCCTGGAAAGCTCCTCCACCGCCCTTGGCGGCCACAGTAACTTCGGCACCAGCCGCTGGGATATCGGCAGGGTTTTGTCCTTCTGGTGGGGATGCCACATTAGGAGCATATGGCGAACCTGGAAGTCCTCCACCGCCTGTTTGAACTTCTTCAAGGTTTGGTGCATCGGGATAATCCCTATTATAGCTAGTAGGAAGATCCCAGTAGGCAATTGCCTGAGCGTCAACGCCCAAGTCACCACCAGCCAGCAATGTGTTCGCCTGGTCTGTAACAACCTGATCGTTTAATTCATTTCTATGAATTGGCGATCCTGGGTAAGCAGTTTGGAGTGCTTCCGTGTCTGATGATCCATTACCACGAGCTGTGGAAGGGACATTAACTTTGTATTGTTCAAATGACATAACTTTTCCTTGTTATCTAGTAAATATTACCTAAAAAAATGTTTTACTTTTTTTTATTTCCGCCGAAGGCAATCGCCGCCCAGTGTTTAGCACCTCTGCCACTACTTAGCACGTCTAATTGAGCTTCATCGTATTTAATTTCTTCTTCTGTTGCTGATTCAGAAAAACCACCAGCACCCTCGGCTCTTTGCTGATTTCTGTAGGTTGTAGCAGCCGTATCTGCAAGAACGCTTTCCATAATCGCCCGCTGCTTAGTGTTGCCACCAGTGCTCAAACCAGCCGCAGTTCTGACAAGTTCGTTTAGCCTCTGATTTGGGGAACCTTGCCCCAAAGCGGTACTTTCCGACCCTCCGGTATCGTTGCCTTCATTTACAAAATCGTTCGATGCAACACGAGCCGGATTAACATTTTCTTTAATGGCATTGTCAAATGCACCTTCGGTTATTAATTCCTTGATGACATCCTTTAATATTTTTCTAAGTTCCGACTTGTTTAGTTTCATCTTAATATTTTTCCTTCTTTAGATGATATTTTATTTCTTTTTTATGGCTTTGTTTTAAATATATAAAAAAATGTTTTAATGCCCGAATATAAAATATTTCCTAAGAAACCATCGACGATTTTATACGTCGTCAAATTCTCCAAGGCTAACTTGCGATTCAAACTTTTTTGAAAGTCTTTTAGCAACAAGCCTTCTTGTGGATATTGGAAATAGCTCAAACCACTTCGACAAATTCGAGTTGTATTGTTTATTATATTTCTTTGCGCCTGCGTCAACCAGATACATCCAAAGCTTCTCAGCCTTTTCCGAATCGTAATTTCCCTTATCAATTTTCTTTAATAGATTTTTTTGAATTTGTTTAACTGAATTTCTGTATAGATCTCCATCGGTTGTGATAGAGATAAAAAGCTCATCTGCATCTGCCAAATTACCATCATCGGTCATCGCCTCTTTTAAAGTTATTCTTTTTCTCATGTTTATATCCACTCAATTCCTAAAACACCGACAATGCTCGAAGCCAGGCTCCCGGCATGTTCTGCAATATCTTCACCCGCATAGCGTTCGTTCCATCTGTCGAGAGTTTCTTCAACTTCTTCATATTCGTCGTTAGTTAATTCATCTGGACTTTTTACATCAACCAAAGCATGTAACGAATCGAATAATTCGTCAGCCGACTCATATAGTCCAGCCATTGGCTTATCAGATAGTTCGGTAGCATAATCCCACGCAAGCGAGTCAGCACCTTCCAGGTTCATTTTAAAATCTTCGTCTCCAAGTAGCTCTTCAAGCTTTTCAACACTAGGTACAATGCCCCACGTCGTGGACTCTACATACCCTTCTTCTTTAAGCTTTTTACCTTCGCTTCTGAGTTTGTCCCGATCCATTTTTTCTTCGTGCTTTTCACACCTGGCGCATAATGCATCGAATTTACCATTACGTTCGGGTTTGTCTTCACCACAGCTCCAGCATTTATCTTTTGGGAACGCCTCGTAGGTCTCTACGCCCTCTTCTTTTATTTTACGATCATTCACCGCTTTGGTAATCTTTTTGCGCCTAAGAGCCAAGTAGGCGTCGGAATCATCCACGTCACCGTCATTGTCAATGTCACGAATTTGGCCAACACCAACTTTGCGACCTTTTTCGTTTTTGCCAACAGGGTCAAGGTCTTCGCCAATAGCGAAAAGTGCTTTAGCCTCTTCCTCACCGTCGTCGTCAAACCCGCATTGCATTTTCTTCTTCTTGTCGTCCATTTCGGAAAGCTTCCGTCTAACGACTCTTCTTACCATTTCTTTTAGTTTGGTTTTTGTTATTTTCATTGATAATCCTATTTGGAATTTAATTTATATTTATAAATATAATATTGATTGTCTTTATGCCTGGTGGATTTTTCCATCATCACCGACATAGAGATCTACTTCACCAAAATTTTGCGCAAGCCTTGTCAGCTTACCTCCGTGTCCAGGCCAGTCACCATCCCAAAAACCGGCCCCATGATGATTACGAGTAAGCCAAAAATCTTCTCCGGCGTTTTCCTCACGGTCTTCTATGGTTTCCCCTGCGAGTTCTTGAAATTTATCACAATCGGATTTCATAGCCTTGATGGTTTTGGCATCAATATCAGTTATACTATATTTCTCATCTAGCGGCACCCCGCCTTGTTCGTCAGACTCATCAGAACTAGACCAAAGAGCAGCTTCAATATAAGCTAAGCAAAAGTCATCCATAAAATCTACACTCTCGGAAATTTTTGACTCCTTGAGCCTGCTAGCATTGCCGACGGCGTTGTGCGTTTCTTCTGTGCTGAGGAGACATTCCAATTTCAAACTTCTTCTCGCCCTCTTGGGGGCAGCTTTTTGTTTTTTATTTAGATTTGCTTCGTCAAGCTTCCTGCGGACAACTTTTCCTATTATTTCTTTTAGTTTATTTTCTGTTATTTTCATTGATAATCCTATGCGGGGTTTGGCCTGTGGTTATTGGCCTGTGGTTATAGATAGTTTTTAAATGTCTTTGTTGCGAATAAAAAAATGCACCAAAGGCGCATTTAATATTCGGACCGAAAAGACTGGAAGTACAAGGATGTTATTCTTTATATTTTTTCCATCCTTTATAGGATTTAATTCTTCCTTGCTCTTTAAGGATTTTTGAAATGTTTGCCATGGCAGACTTGGGATTTAAATTGTTTTGTTCGCAAAAGTTTCTCAAGCCAATAACCTCAACTACCTTACCTTCTAGGGATATTAGCTTTCCATGATTTTTTGTGTTGGCTTTTGCAATTTTGACAAAAGTTTCTTTCGAGTGGCAATTTTTATAGAAACTGTCCATAACTTTTTCATTGTTCTTCCTACGGGTAACGACTTTTTCTTTCCACTGCTCATCTTTCCAATAAGACTTAATTTTTTCTGCGTAAGTATTTTTATTTTTCGCATCGACCCAAAAATCTTTCATTTGTTTTTGGTGTGCTATTCTGCGTTCTGGGCTTTCCCAAGCCTTTTTTCTTTTTTTACTTTGCAGGTTTCTATATTCGGGGTCTTGCCAAGTTTCTTTTCGTGCCTCACTAATACGTTTTCTGTATTTAGGATCTTCCCATCGCTCTTTGCTCGATTTGCTAAGTTTCTTTTTTGTTTCTTCTGGCGTATTAGATCCACATGAACGTTCCTTTCGAATTGTTTTCTTTTTAAAGTTGAAAGTCTGCTCCCAGGCATTTTCTTTGATAAGTTTGTCAATGTAGCCTTGTTCAATTTTAAAGCGTTCGCCTTTGGCACCCTCGACGACTTCCATTACTTCAAATAAAAAAGCATCTTCGCCATGCTTGTTCCACGAGGCTTGAAGATGCTTATTTTGATGCTTATTATTTTTTAGCGATGAACTGTGTTGATTCGCACGCTTCTTAAAACTTTTCGCAGAACCAATATAGATTTTGCTGTTCTTAATATTTGTTATTTTATATACGCCACTTTTGTTAGCATGACCACAATACTCTTTTTTCATATTTAACTCCTATAGAGTTAGTATATGTCAGAGGTCTCGCTTTGTCTCGCTAGGCACTCGTAACGAAATTTCCTTGGTTCGTGACGACAAAATCGATTGATAGGAATTCCAATGTCTTTGTTGGGACAAGGAAAATCTTACCTCTGATTGTTTTGTTCTCGATATCTGCCTGCGAGGTGGTTGTTGTGTCAATCCTTACTAAGAATCTTTCAACGCCCTTTTGGTCCTGAACTTTTTTCATTACCGGGTTCACAAGCTGTGAGAACCTTGCCAATGTTTCTGCTCGGCCTGGCTCGAAAATAAAACGTCGAGCAATCTTTCGGACATCTCTTCGTAGGCGAATAAGAAGTCTTCTTACATTTACTCTCTCAAGTGCGCTATCTCTTGCAAGGAGCGTTTTCTGACCCCAAACCACAACACCGCTTGAGCCTGCAAAGCTTACAATCGGATTGATTTTTACATCCTGAAGTGCATCCATGTTTGTTCTGCTCAAAGGCAGAGCAGCATTCTCCGTTGTTTGAAGTGCTCCACGGGCAAAACCGGCAGGTGCAAACCAAGGGAAGCCGATGGCATCATTTAGGCCAAATGCGCCGAGGACAGCAACAGAAGGAGGTACCTGTCTGATTGTGTTGTTAAAGGCGTCTCTAAGAATAACATCTGGGAAGTAGGTTGCACCAAATGAGGTGTTTAGCCCACGGTTGCGATGGTTGTTGGCGGTGTATCTAACGCTTGTATTTTGTGATGAACCTGTAACAAGAAGGTTGCTTGTATCATATTCAGGCATATCCATGATATACATGGCATCAAATCTTTCTTCGATTCTTTGCAGCGCATCATCTGTGATAATGTTGTGTCTAATACCAGGTATCGTTAGAATCTCGATATCTGTTTCTGTATCGTC